TTGGTTTGCAATTTAAGAGATATCACATATGATATTGGAGAATTTGGAGAAATCATCATTGGAGATGATGAATTTTCTTGGTCATTTGCTGGGCAATCATTTCTTGATTTAGTGGGAATTGTTCCTGTTATTGGTGCTGTAAAGTATTCCGATGAAGTTGGTGCATTGTTTAAAAAAGTTCCTAATATATACAAAAATAGCGTTTATAAGTCGGTAGCTGAATGCTTTACTGATGGAAAATCATTAAAATCGGAAGATGAGATTGCAGAAACAGTAACAAATAATCTCAAAAAAACACAAAAGCAAATTGAAGAATTACTGGATGATAGCGGTAAATTTATTGATGAGGAAGCAGAAAGCAACTATCAAAAATATGTATTAAGAAAACAAAAATCTGGAAAAATTCCACGAGATCGCATTGATTGGAAGGAAGCATCAGATCATTGGAAATATAATTCACCAATGGCAAGGGGAAATGAATTCAATAAAATTGCTGAAAAAATATATCCTTTTAATGAAGTGAATTTAGCAAATGGCAAACGTCTTGATAGTTATATTCCTGGTGAAAAAATTATTTCTAGAAAAGCAACTGATTTATCTGACATTGAATTTAATACGTTTGACAAATATTTATCTGAAATGATACAAAAATATGCTCCTGGTACTGTTATTCGTTCAAATAAATATAAATGTCTAAATGGGCAGATCCTCTCCGGCAAAATGTATCTGGAAATACCAGCTGTAAATAAGGATTTTGACCAGATCGATGAGTATATGACGTATGCAAAAGAGAAATATGATATAAAAATAATTTTTTTTGAAGAAAATAAAGTGTGGGATTTTTCAGATCTTACAAATTGATTTAGAATAAAATAATATTTTTTATTTCATTGAGCAGTACTGTGTAAATTCAAATAAAACGTGTTTTTACATGGTGCTGCTTTTATTTTTCTTTACACTTATCATTTTTTCTGGTATAATGAAGCTAAAGTAAAATTATGAATCATGGAGGAGTAAAATGAGCCATTTGAATTTAACAGTGGAGTTAGCTGAAAAATCTAATTTTTGCAATCGGTATTTGGAGTTGTGCAGCAGATATTCAGAAAGTCTTTTGATGGATACCACCGACTTACGTCAAAGATATCCAAGAAGTCTTGCAAATATCACAAAGAAAGTTGTAGACACCAAACTGGTGAAATCTATTTTGAATGAATTTGGATACCCATATAAATATTTTGGAGGAGAGAAATTCTATCGATTATATCTATTGAAAAAAGAAAAATATGAGGTGTGGTTTCATTTAGAATTATATAAAAATAGTATTTTTGATGGGCATTTAGATCCACATGTATATATTCGATATAATGGAAAATATTTCGCTGGTGGTACATTTCCCTGTATATTTGAAGGTGCAGGAGGCGTGAAACCTACGAAGTATATGTTAAGACCTGTGTATACCGGAGAAGTTCTTCCAGAATTGATAAAAGAATTGATTGATTTGGCGTTTTCTTATGTACGTGAATTTGAGAAATTGTGATATACATCACATCGTTGAAGGAAGCAAAGGGTCGAATCATCATTGGGAATTATTATCGTCAAATAAAGATTGGAATGAAATAAAAAATATAATTATTGAAGTAATGGTAAATGGTAAAGAAGAACCATATCTAAGTGTGTATTGTAAAAAATATGTTATTGATGGTAAAGTTATTCAAGTTAACTATAATAAATATAATGGTGCTTACAAAATATCAGATGCTTATGTGATTATAGACAATCCACAAATTAATGTCATTTTTATCAAATCTGACATGCTTGAATGCTTATTAAGTGTGTCAGATTCATCAGGAGGATTTATATGAAAAAAGAAAAGCAACATATAATTGATTTGATATATCAACTTGATTTTGAAAATGCAGCAAAGCATCTATTTCAATTATCAAAGGAAGAACAAATCAGTTTAATGGTGTGTGAAGCAGCAGATACGGACAGTATCATCATTTTAGGATTTTTATCCTATATTTTATCGATTCAAAATACTGCTTTCTATCATCAGGTTATTTCAGAAGCACTTATTCAAATGTGTTGGTTAGAAGGCGGGTATAATCTGGCTTTTTATCATGCTTGCAAGCTATTAGAATTAAAACCTGTAGTAGAAATTAAAGAATACTTGCTATTTTTTAATACTATTCCAGAAAAATTATTATCAGAAGAAAAAGCGTATACTTTAAGCAAAGAAATTATTGCTGAAAAACCAGATAGTATCGCAGCAAATGGGATTTTTTCTCGTTTAAGAGAAAAATACGAATAACGATTTATGAGAAATTCTGTTGTTAGATTTCATCTGGGGCTTGCAAAAGACACATTGAAAACAAAAATTAAATTTGAAACGAAAAAAGAAATGCTGGATAATGGCTATCGAATCATGTAAGCATTTATATATTAAAAGTAGTGACACTCGCTTCCTATCAGGAGAAGTTCGTATTGACAGAAAATAAAGAAGGTGATTTTCATAAAGGCAAATACGATATATGAAGTTTCATTAGAAGATGCCTTCATTTACAAGATAGAGATCTTGAAAAGTGATATTTCTATTTACATACAGCTATACAATGCGAAAAGAGTTAAGATAATTTTTTTGAACTACTATGGAATCATAGATTATCATGCGATTTGTCAAGAAATTGGAGATTTTGAAATCCAGCATGATTCCGATTTCATACAGCAGATTATCTCGGAAGAGATAGAAAGCGGTGCATCCAGAGCATATATGGATGGATTAACATTCACGCATTTTCGTCTTTTTGAAACGTGGAAAAGGAAAAAAATACTGGAAATTGTATGTGAAAAAATAGAAGTAGAATTTAAAGATAATGTGGCTTAAATCACAATTCTTTGGTTTACAGAGTGCCAAGGGCATGCATTTACAAAGAGAAAAGGAGTAGAAACATGAAACGGAAATTTGGTTTTTTTGATATTTTCAGAAAAAACGATGCGGAAATTCAATATCAATTTGCAATGCAGAATCTTCAAAATGGAGCATATGAAGAAGCGGTTCGCTTACTTCTATTGTCCGCCAATCAGGGATTTCCACTTGCACAGCTCGAATTGGCAGATTGTTATGCGGATGGATATGATTCAGAAATGGCATATGCTGATGAAGGAAAAGCTCTTGACGCAACATTGTCTCCTGGAAAGAAAACAAAAGGAATTGTTTGTTTTGAAGTCCCGAAAAACTTTAAAGATATTTCACTCGAATATGAAACAAACTATTGGAGCGAATCAAAGGTGTGCTTTGAAGTTAAAAAGTAAATTACACTTAAGCCGTGGAAACACGGCTTATTTTAATTCAAAAGCTGATTGACACAAAATCAAAAATAGTCTATCCTTATTACTAAGGAAACAACCTTATCCGTGAAGATGCGGATTACTTAATCGAACGCCATACTGCACGAAAGAGGAAACCAATGTGATTTCACAAGCGGTTTCCTCTTTTTTATTCAAATAAAAATGTATGGAGGTAGACACGAATGAAAAAATCACAACTTATGCTTAAGATTCAAAACAGCATTGAGGTATTTGAGAATCCAATATTCGGGCAGATCAGAATGGTCATGGTCGATGATGAACCGATGTTTTGCCTTATTGATGTTTGCAGGGCATTGGAAATTAAAAATGCTACAGATGTAGCAAAAAGGCTTGATGAAGATGAACTGACTAGATTAAATCTAGGCGGTCGTGCAGGAGAATCAAATTTCATTACAGAGAGCGGCTTATATGCAGTTATAGTTCGGAGCGACAAGCCGAATGCTAAGAAGTTTCGCAAGTGGGTAACATCCGAGGTTCTCCCTACAATCCGTAAAACAGGTGGGTATGTCAATAATGATGAATTATTTATTTCAACTTACCTGCCATATGCAGATGAAAACACTAAGCTGATATTCTCGCAGACATTAAAAACTGTTAGAGAGCAGAATGAAACCATTAAAAGGCAGAAGAAAGAAATCATCCATAAAGAAGATGTTATTATTGGACTCGTTGATGATATTGACTTGGCGACCAAGAGACAGCGGATAACGCAGATTGTCCGTTTCGGTGCCGATGGAAAGTATCAAGAACGCTATTTGTTGCTTTATGGAGAATTTGAAAGGAAATATCACTGCAACCTTAAATCAAGGATGGAAGGGTGCACACTCAAACCGAAAGTAAGAAACAAGATGGATTATATCGACAGGGAAATGGGAATGATTCCGCAGTTGTACGAAATCGCTTGCAAACTTTTTGAAAACGATGTAGAAAAGCTGAAATCTGAATGGGAATCAGTAGTAGCTTAAATTTAATCAAATGGATAGCATCTACCAAACGGTAGGTGCTATTTTTATACCCATTTTTAGGAGGTAAACGATGGGATATGGCGGGTATTTAGTAAAGTTTGGGAATTACACCATACCGAACAATTTAATAAAGCAGGACACGTTTAGTTCCTATGTAAACATGCAGGACAAAGACCCTTGGACGGATGAAAACGGATATGAGCATCGTGATGCCGTGGAACTGAAAGCCTTAAAGGTTGAGTTTGAAACCAAAGCCATGCTGACCGAAAAGCAGTTTGATGATTTTTGGAAGAACATTGAAAAGAACTATACCAAGGCAAAGGAGCGCGGCGGCTATATCACGGCATACGTGCCGGAAAAACGCGGATATGTGACACAGTACGGATATATCGCTGACATTCAGCCTACGTTCTATTCTGTGGCACATGGGAAGATAAAATATGACCCAATCAAATTTTCGTTTGTAGGTGGTGTATATGATAAATAGCAGTTTAAAAGAAAAGTATTGGGATTCCGCGACAGATAAGCAGATGGTCATATCTGTTGTTGGAACGAATCAGAAAATAGACAATTCGATGCTTGAAATCGGTACGTTTGCACTTGAAGAAAGTCTTTGTTCGGAGTCTGAATTAAAGTTTGGAGCGTGCGAAGCGAATTGCGTAAAATTCACAGCACGAAACACCGCAGGAAGCATTATTGGAAAGACAATCTCTATTGAAGAAACGATTGACGGAGATAGCCAAAATCCGATGCCATACGGAGTTTTTAAGGTTGCATCCGATGTTCCTACGGCTGACCGTACAAAACGGCAGATTACGGCATATGACGCGATGTACGACATCATCAATGCAGATGTTAAGGCTTGGTATGCAGGACTTAGCTTTCCAATGACGCTTAAGCAGTTCCGCGATAGCTTCTTTGCAAATCTTGGAATTGCGCAAGTTGAAACAAGCCTTGTCAATGATTCCATGACGGTCAATAAGACGATTGTAGCCACACAGACGGACGATTCAAGCGCAGTAACAGAAGAGTCCTCTATCAGCGGAAAAACGGTTGTGACGGCAATATGCGAGATTAACGGATGCTTTGGTAATATCAACCGAGAGGGCAAGTTTGAGTATGTCTTTCTGAAAGCAATCACAAGCGCACTTTATCCGGCGGAAGATTTGTTTCCGTCTGACAATTTGTTTCCGTCTGATGCAAACACAGAGTCCATGACCGGACACTACATCACGTTTGATTATGAGGACTTCCAGAGTAAGGAAATCACACAGCTTGAAATCAAGACAAGCGAAGATAATGCCGGTGCTATTGTTGGAACTGCCGGAAACAACTATTCGATTACAGGAAACTTTCTTGTATCAGATAAGACCGGATCAGAGTTGGAGCAGATCGCAAACAACATCCTGCCGGTGATGAAGCAGGCAGAGTACATCCCGATCAAAAGCTGTACGTGTGTCGGGAATCCATGTCTGACACTTGGCGAACCAATCCGATTCAATACCACAAGAGAAATTGTTGAAACGTATCTATTGCAACGCACCCTAACCGGTGTGCAGAGCAAGAGAGATTCAATCTCGGCACAGGGTACGCAGACACACTCTGCAAAGGTTAATTCGATCAGAGACACGATTGAAAGCGTGGAAAGACGTACCGGAAAGCTAGAGAGGAACGCAGACCATCTTCAATCCACGTATGAGGATTTAGAGGAACAGACAAATACCAAGTTTGAGCAGACCGCAAAAAGCATTTCTGCAGAAGTCAACCGCGCACAAAAAGCAGAGGGACAATTAGACGCATCATTGGAATTGAAACTTGGAAGAGATGAAAACGACCAAGTCGTTTCGATGATTAATGCAAGTGCCGACCAGATTACGCTTAGCGGAAACAGACTCATAGTCAACAGCAATAACTTCCAGCTTGATGGCGATGGCCGAGTGTCAATCGTTGATTCATTGAACTTTATTGCAACGTCACAAGGAGATGACCTTGTAATTATTGGTCTCGATGCAAGAGGAAGGCCAATGCTGCAGAACATACGCATCGATCTAAACTCTGTAACAGATCAAGATGGTGTAGCCATAGGTGACCATGCTAGCACTGCAGATCATGCAACAACAGCAGATTCAGCAACAACTGCAGAAAGTGCAAGGCAGTGTATAATGGCATCAACCGCGCATTATTTGCAAGGTATTGGACTATCCGATTATGTACGAATTTCAGACAACGGAAATTTAATTCCAAGCTCTAGTTCTGTGTACTGTGGAACTAACCCCAATCCATTTGCCGGAGGGTATTCTTCCGGTGGTTGGAAAACAACGTCTGACCGTAGAAAGAAAAAAGATTTCCGGAAGCTGTTAGAGGATGATCGGTTTGTGAGATTTTTCGAGTTGCTACAACCGATGGAATATCGGCTCATAGAAAATGACGAAAAAATGCACATTGGATTCGTTGCACAGGATGTTGAACAGGCAATGACGGATTGCGACATATCTGAAAATGAGTTTTACGGACTGGAACATGCGGTATTCTCCGAAAAAGATTTTCAATCTAATGAGGAATGGGAAAAATTCTTAGAGCAGAATGGTGGCGAAAATGATATGTATACATTGTGCTACCAAGAGTTTATTGCTTTAAATACTACCATGATACAGAAACTGCAGAGCAGATGTAACGATTTTGAACGCAGATTATCCGCGTTAGAAAGGAGTGTGAGCTATGCAGAAAATTTATAGCCGTATAAATTGGAAAAACTTCCCAAGCGAAAAAACAGCGGTAAATGAATCCAATCTTAATAAGATGGACTTGGCGATTGACAATCTGGATGATCGCGTGGTTGCTATGGATGCGGCGAAGGTCGATCTGACAAAGGCAAATGAGCTTGTGAAAGAAATTCTGTGGGATGAATCAAACGGAACATTGACCATAGTAAAGATGAACGGTTCACAGGCTATGATTGATACCAAGCTGGAAAAACTGGCGGTAAACTTTGCTTATGATTCGCAGAAACAGCAGCTGATTATCACGTTGGATGATGGCACAGTGCAGAACGTGGATTTATCATCTCTTATTACACAGTATGAGTTCTTGGATTCTGATACAATCGCATTTGCAATCGGCAGTGACGGTAAGGTGTCCGCAATCGTGAAAGAGGGAAGTATCCAAGAAAAGCATCTGCGCCCAGATTATCTTGCAGATATTAAAGTGGAATCTGCCAAGGCGGTAGCATCTGCCAAAAGCGCAAAAGAGTCCGAAACCAAGGCGGTAGCATCCGCCACAGATGCCAAGGACAGCGCAGACCGAGCGCAGGGAATCGAAGACGAGATTAACAAGAAACTCACAATGACAGAATTTGATGTGAATGAGGATGGAGAGTTGATTTACACGGACAATGCGGCATATAACTTTGTCGTTGACAATGACGGGAATTTGAATTGGGAGGTGGCTTAAATGGCTATAGCAGGAAGAGTAGCAATCGTGCCAAAAGGCGATTGGAGCGCAGATGCTGCATATAAGAGATTGGATGCAGTGACATATAACAATACATTGTATTTTGCGAAAAAAGAAGTTCCGGCAGGAACGGCAACAAGCAATACGGAATACTGGTCTAAGTCTATCGTGGGCGGTGCTAGTGCGATTGCAACAACAGAGGATGCCGGAGTTGTAAAGCCGGACGGAAAAAGCATGAGCGTAGATGAAAGTGGAACGCTTAGTATTAACTTGGATGGCACCACAATTACATTAGATGAAGCGAAAAACGTCATAAAGTTGGCAGATGCATTAAAGGATAAAATCGGAAGCGCACTGCAACCGGAAAGTATCGTAAACAACCAGATTACGACAGAGGAAGGATTTGCACTTGATGCGCGGCAGGCTAACCCGAATATAGACGGTTCGCTGGCCAAGCAGGTGGCTGAATTAAACGGCAGTTTAAATGACAAATTTTCACAACAAGATTTAGTATCAAATTTATCTGATATCAAAGATATTGGGATTTATTACATTCATAACTCTTCAGAAATGCCGAGTGTAACTGGTTGGTATGTCATTTTATCATTTGCTAAACAAGATGGAAGCACAATCCCAATGATTGCTATGGATCAGTTTTCAGACAATATATATTATGGGCGTTTATATAAAGGAAATAACGGATACCAGCTTACATCTTGGAACCATCTATAGATTCGACAAACACAATATTCATATTATGATGAAATAATTTGCATGGACTAAAATTAACTGATTTTGTGCCACGGACTCCATCTATTAGCAAGATCCTCGTATTCGTTGTAAAATTTGAGGTAAATTCCATCCAAAGATGTTTTAATAAAAATGTTAAATCTCCACAAATTTTCACTCCCATATACAATAAACAATAAACCATAGAAATCATTATCAGGCAAATTTTTGGTAGTATTGTCTGTTAAATATATGCCCGGTTGATTTTGTAGATCTAAAACATCTGCTAATACTTTATTCGTATTAAACAAAGATTTTAAACTGCCGTTTAAATTAGTTTAGTAACTCGTAAATTTATATATAGAAAGGAATAAAAATCATGGACAAAATTATTTTGAAAAACAAAACCGAGTTCGAGATCTCAGATGGTGCGAGCATCGGCAATATTCAGATTCAGTCGAAAGACTTTAATGGAATCAAGTCAATCACAGATGCATTCTCGGAAGAGAACATCTCAAAGGTCACATTTACACACAATGATCAGACTTCTGGAGAGTATGAGAATCTTAAGTATGAAGGATTCTCATATGTGCCAAATAAGAGCAAGGATGGCGCTGAAGATGGTACATACACCGTAACGGTCAGCTTAAGGACTAAGACAGAGATGGAGAAAGCCATCGACGAATTGAAAGCAGGACATGAAGTAAACGCAGGGGCAATTCAGGATCTTGCAGATATGGTAGCGGGAGGCGAAGCATAATGGTTAAATTCTACGTGAGACGTATTCTGGTAGACAAGAAAATGACGATTGATGAAGTGCCGATGCGTTGGCGCGCAAAAGTGCAAGAAGAGATTGAGAAACAGCTTTCCGCTTCTCTGCAATGACATTTCTTGTCGAAACTTGCGACCGAAAAATGTTGAAATCATGCATATTGTAGTGATACTATGGACTTGTCCGAAAGGACACTTCAAGTTCTGGCATGGGTGGGGTTTGGCATGGCTCCGCCCATAATTGGGGATTGACTACGCCGAACACACGTTCTATAATATCCGTATCGCTACATAGGGCACATGATTGGGGGTTTTGAGGTTGGGAGAAGAGTACTACAAAAATGAAATCATTAAACTCATTGAAAAATGCGACAATTTGCATTGGTTAAAAACCATATATGCATACATAAGTAACTTATTAAAATAGGAAAAGAGCCAAGGGTTTGCGCATTGCCCTTGTCTCTTTTTTACTTTTTGTCTGAAATCATATCTACTAAATTTTCTAAGGCTGTCCAATCATTTTCGCTTAACTTGCACAGTGCAGAAACAAGTCGATACTTAAAGTTTTCATCACCTAGTCTTTGGATTTCTCCAAGCATTGCTGAAATCTGTTCGTCTTTTGATAATTCAACAAACATTTCTCCGTTTCCGGTGCGAAGCCAATCTTCATTAACATTAAGCTCTTGACAAATCAATTTAACAGTTTGTTCTGATGGAGAATTTTCTCCGCTTTCCATTTTGCACACAGCAGATCGTGATACTAAAATTTTTTCTGCAAATTCGGTTTGGCTTAATTTTGCTGATAACCGAACTTGCTTTATTCGCTCATTCATCCTTTACCCTCCTTTCACAATTATATTAACATTAAATGTTCATTAAGTCAACAAAAACTATTGACAATGTATATTTAATGTGCTATTGTATGTACATCAAATGAACAGAAAGAGGTGAGAACATGAAGAAAATGACGTTCAGACAAAAGCGCGACTTACTCGATAAGTTTGAGCCGTTCATTATTGGCGGAGTTCAATTCATAAGTGCATTGGCTGGAGCTGCTGTCGGAATAGCTATCTGCTACTTTTTCTAAATGATATGTGGCGGTTGCCGTGATTATGGCAACGACAAATGGGATAAGGATATTTCTCAAAAATGAAAGGAAAAAGTATTCTTTATAAAATCTTCCTTTTGGAGAAACTATAAAGCTAAAATTTGATCTATCCGCAGATGTACTTACTTTTGTTACATATCCTTTATCCTGCAAATCCAAAAACGCTTGATATACATCTTCTTCATCGAATTTACCTATTTCGGAAAGTTCGATTGAAAAATTTGTTTTAGATATTTTCTTTAATATTATTCTTTCAATTTTTAGAAGCATGTTAATTCCTCCGTTTTTGAAAATATTATATCACAGAAAGGAAGCGAAAATATGGATAATTTGGTACACATTGGAAATGCAGATATTTCCATTAAAGAGTACAAAGGCAAGCGGGTTGTCACATTTAAGGACATTGACATGGTACATGAAAGACCGGACGGAACAGCAAGACATAGATTTGCTGAAAACAAGAAACATTTTGTTGAGGGCGAAGATTATTTCGTTTTGAAGCCGTCAGACCTTGAAAATACTGAATTGGACGGATTTCGTCCAGTAGGAATTGATGCCGTGAGTCCGAGAGGAACAGCACTCATTACCGAACAGGGCTATCTGATGCTGGTCAAGTCATTCACGGATGATTTGGCATGGGAAGTGCAAAGAAAATTAGTTTCTTCCTATTTTAATGTACATCAGAGTGTCAACGATCAGTTATCTCCGGAATTGCAAGCATTGCAAGGACTTCTTAATCAGATGGTTCAAAAAGAACTTGCTGACAAGGAGAGAGACAGACAGATTGCTAAGGCACAGGACACAGCGCGGAAAGCAATTGAGACAACTGAACATATCAAAGAAGCGGTGAAACCGGTATTTGATAATTGGAGAAATGAAATCAATGCCAAGTTTAACCGGATTCAGAGAAATGCAGATTGTCAATTCAATGTATTGAGGACTGAAATGTATTCAGAACTTGAACACCGTGCCGGATGCGACTTGAATAGAAGAATCAGAAACAGGCGTGAGCGCATGGCAGAAAGCGGATGCACGAAAACAGAAATCAGCGCATTGAACAAAATGGACATTATTGAGGATGATAAGAAATTGCGTGAAATCTTTTCGAAAATCGTAGCAGAGTACGAAATCAGATATTGCGCATGAAAGGAAGTGATTGTATGAGCGAAAAAGAAAAGCGTGTTGTCGAAAAACTTCGTGATGCCATTCCGAATATGACAGATTTTCAGAAAGGATATGTCCTTGGAATGGTAGAGAGTTCTGCTTCGAAACATAGTGAGCAGGGCGAGGAAAACGAAACGCATAATGGAAGGGAGAATTGAAATGAGCAATTTTGAATTTCAGAAAGTTAATTCAAGGGTAATTCGTAGCGGTGACAACTATTTGGCAAAGGTTGACTCTGCGGAAAGTTTTTCAAGCATTTTCGTTGACGAGGAAACAACATATGGGGTTTCTGTAAGAGATGCACAGATACAGACAGGAGATTCGACTTACACACCTGCAATGGCTTTTACATATTCCGTGGAAGATGGTTCTGTGCGTTTTATAGATGTTGTTGCATGTCCGTTACTCGGAACGTTTGTTTCTGACTGGTACTAAATTATAAAGTGGCAGAAAGGAGCATGAATGAAAAAAGTAATCCAATTCATCATAGGTGCGGTGGCAATGGAGTATTCCTTGGTTGCCGCGTGCTATATGGATAGTGAGGGCGTGGTCGGGGATGCTTCGGCTATTAAATTTGTAGCCGGGGCGGTAATTGCGGCAGCCATGTATTACTGGTCGGAAATAGACCGGAAGAGAGCTGAACTTGACAAGCGGATTAAGAAAAAACGCAGAATGAGAGAGGATGAATGGTAGGCGTTGTGTATATAAGTGGTACGAGATGTTCCACGAAAGAAAAGCGTATGCTTGCTGAACTTTTGGCAGGGAAACGAAAGAAACAGAATGATAAAGATAATTTTGAAAAGGTTCTTGACAGAGAAATGGAAAGGAGAAGAAATGGAGAACAGAATAACGTTGATCGGTGATGTTGTATCAGCACCAAAAAAAAGCCATACAGCGTCAAACGGTAAGAAATTTTATAAATTTTTCATCGGAGTTGAAAGAAGAAGCGGTGTTGCAGATATACTTCCGGTACTGTTTGATGAAGAAATCATCGATACAGAAATCAGCGGAACGGTATACGTCTGTGGAAAGATTATTACCAGACGTGTAAAAACAGGGTCTGGAAAAGCCATTCTTACATATGTTATGGCTGATACAATCACAAAGCCAGAGGATGATAGCCCTTTGAATGAAGTAAGCCTTGATGGAATTATCGAGGAAAAGCAACTTAGAGAGACACCGCTTGGCCGTAAAATATGTGATGTGAAACTCAAAAACATAAGAGAAAATGGAAAAGAGGATTTGATCACTTGCATCGTATGGGGAGAGTGCGCAGAGTATACGAACTCGCTTGTTGCTTTAGGTGATAGAGTGAGCACATACGGCAGATTACAGAGCCGGAGATACAAGAAAACGTGTAAAGATGGTCGCGTTGTGGAAAAAGTTACATATGAGTTATCAATAAAAGAAATCGTGGGGGTGTAATAATGCGAATGATTTTAAAATCGTTACATATGGAGAATTTCAAAGGTATTAAGAGCCTTGATGTGAATTTCTCCAATAAGACAAGTATTAAAGGACAGAACGCAGCAGGTAAGACCACAATTTTTGATGCGTTCACATGGTTACTTTTTAACAAGAACAGTGCCGGAGAGGAAAAATTCAATGTCAGACCATTGGATAAGGACGGACACCGCATTGATAACGTGGAAATCAAGGTTGTAGCGGTTCTGGATGTAGATGGTAAGGAAGTAGAACTTTCCAAGGTTCAGAAGCAGAATTGGGTTAAGAAGCGTGGAACTAATACGGTATCATTGCAGGGAAACCCAAATTCTTATGAGATTGACGGTTATCCGAAAAGTGAAGCTGAATTTAAGGCTTATATTTCCGGTTTGGCGCAGAGCGAGGAAATGTTTAAGATGCTGACCAATCCGCAGTATTTTTCTTCTCTGAAATGGAAAGAACAGAGAGACATTCTGATGAAACTCGTTGCAGAGGTTTCAGATGTGGAACTTGCGCAGACAGATGCCAAGTATGCGCCACTGATTGCGGAATTGGGAAAAGCACCGTCTACAGATGATATTCGTGCCAAGTTTTCCAAGGCATTATCTGAATGGAAGAAGAAACAGGCTGAAATTCCGGTTCGTATTGATGAAGCAGAGAAATCCAAGGTTGATGTAGATGTGGCAGAGCAGGAGTTACTAAAAGCCGATTTAGAGAGAAAGATTGAAGCAATTGAAGATTTAATGGCGAAATCTGATGTTCGGATTGATGAAATGCGCAGCGAAGAAATGCATTGTCAGTTTGAAATGTCAGCTATCGCGCAGACCATGGATAATGAGCTTTCAAGCAAGAGACATGAGATTGAAAATCAAAAATATAACCACGAACGGAGGTTAGAGGATGTTCGTTCATCAATCAGAAAAGCACAGGATTCTATTGAGAGAAATAGAAAAACTATTTCCGAACAGAGTCTTAAGAGAGCCGATCTTGCAAAAAAATACAACGATGAAATTGCAAAGAAGTTTGATGATTCTAAGTGGGTATTTGACGAATCTACAACGGTTTGCTCGTTATGCGGACAAAGATTGCCGGAAGATAAAATAGAGTCTTTAAGAGCCGATTTTTCGCAGAGAAAGGCAGATGCAATCGAAGCATTTAATGAAGAACACGCGAAAACGCTTGCCATTATTGTTGATGATGGAAATGCGTGCGTTGAAATGATTAAGGAGCTGAACGAGAATAATAAGGAATTGGAAAACACAATCAACACCTTGAAACTTCATGAAGCGGAAGAAATTGACATTATCAAAGGATATGATGAACAGATTTCTAAGATTCCGGCTTGCGCTGATTATATGCAAAATGCGGAATATGCCGAGTTAAAGGCTAGACAGGATGAATTGCTTGCTGATATTGCAGAGTTAGAATCCAAGGGCGTAGACAAGGTTGTTACTGATTTAAAAGCCGAGAAAGTCGATCTGCAAGCACAGCTTGACGAAGCGAACAAGGCTATTGCACAGGTGGCTAACAACGTTATGATTGATGATCGCATCGAAACACTTATGGATGAACAGAAAGAAATCGGTCAGAAAGTTGCTGACCAGGAACAGATGCTTTATCTTCTGGAAGAATTTATTCGCTTCAAACTGAATAAGGTTTCTGAATCTATCAACAGCCATTTCAAGACCGTAAATTTCAAACTCTTTGAAATGCAGTTAAATGGCGGCATGAAAGATTGTTGTGAGTGTACCGTGAATGGCGTTCCGTATTCGACTTTGAATAGTGGCCACAGAATCGTAGCCGGACTTGATATTATCCGCTCGTTAAGCGAATTGTACGGTTTGAGCGTGCCGATTTTCGTAGATAACGCCGAATCGCTGAATGAGTTTAATGTGCCGGATATGGACGCGCAGTTAATTCTTCTGACAGTAACAGAGGACAAGCAGTTGAAAGTTGAAGCGGTGTGATATGGACTATCCAATAAACGAAAAGGCTCTTGAAGTCATTGAAAGGTACATGAGCCAAGGAAAACCAGCTATTATCGGCATTGAGGGTTCCTGCATGGGAACATTAAAGGACATGTGTAAAAAAGTGTTCCGAGAAAAATGTGTTATGCGTTTGGTCTACCGTAAAGGCGAGGAACCGCGTTTTACTTCATGGGATAGGAAGTACGACACATATTTTCAAGGAGATACGTGGTACGCATATTGTTGGATTGGCAAGCGTGGTTTTGGCTACAAATATTTTCTGAAAGGAAAATGTGAAATGTATTTTCAAGACCATGCGGAGCAGATAATAAATCTGTTTATTGCCGAAACATACAAAACTATTGAAAATGCGGTACGCGAAACGGATTGCTTCTTGGAATTATGGAACGCTTTTGATAGTTGGTTTGATGATAGGAGAAACAAATTCATGGAGAATATGAAAACAGACATTCAAGAAATCCGAGGGTTGTCAGCAAGAAAAACACCGCAATCACATGGTGGCGTGGCCAACTTGCTGAAAGTTCTCACAAAGACAATGGAAAAGCAGGGTTCTGATATTGCGAGTATTGCAAAGGTACAATATGCGGTATGTGTGCAGGCAGGAATTTATATTCCGGACGAGTTCATCAGAGACGTTGCGGTCACATTGGATATGCCAATAGAAAATGAAGAAAGTGAGGGCGCATAGAATGAAAATTAGAGTTTCTACAGACGGAATGAGTATTTCTGTTGATGTTGGAGATAAAGCCGTTTCTCTTTTCTCTAAGATTGCAAGTATGTTGGTGGATTATTTACACTTCGATTCCACTAATGAAGTTGAGGTTGAAAAGCCAAAGTTGGAATCTGGTTTAATTCCAAAAATTCCAAATGCTGCAACAGCCAGCAAAGATACCACCCAAGAATCGTATCGCGGATTGACATATAAAGGATTCATCTATTGGAAATGCAAGAAATGCGGAGCGATAAGAGGTTTCTGCTTGAAGAAAGAGAGCAAAGGCATCCATTGCATGAATTGCGGAGATGAGTCACTTTTCGATGAACCATTGAAGCCACTTTATGCGAATTGTGAGTGCGGACAGCGTTTCAAGTACATGACGAATATGGATGAGGAAATGTTTGATATGGATTGCATTGATTGTGGTGCACCAATTCCTATTAAGTGGAACGACCATGATAAATGCTATCAGACCATCAAAAATTAGAAAGTGAGTTATCAGAATGTCAAGAGTAGGTACAAAGAACAACATCATACAGCCGGATGCGCGGTGTATGTCATGCAAGCGCTGGAAGAGTGCAAGTAAAGGGTTCTGGGGAAGAGACGGACATTGTTCTCTTTCATATTGCGAAAAAGATATGAGAAATAAAGGAAAGAGAGGTCGTGTAAATGGATGATATTGAAAAAATGAAGGCTGAAAACTCGGATTTGCGAACAAAGGTAGATGAACTTAGTAGTAATAAATATCGCCTTGAAGGAGAACTTAGAAAAGCCACAGAAACCAACGAAAGACTTTTACGTATTCTTGAAAATTTGTCAAATGGATATGTGAAAAAGGAGAGATAAATGCAGTATATCAAAGCGAAATTTCCAAACAGCACCAGAAGCTACGTGTATCGCACCGAGGATTCCGTAAAAGCTGGAGATACAGTTGTAAATGCCAAGGGTGCAAAGCTGACGGTTACGGATGAAACAGTAGATATGAAGTGGGTAGAAACTTACGGTGCTGATAAGGTGACGGTTGTGAAGAGATATGAGGAAAGCGAGGAAAAATAATTATGGCAGAAACAAAGAAACAGGAAGTAGCAGTTAAGCAGGAAATGAATACAAGACTTTCATTTTACACAAATCAGTATACCGGACTTATGGAGCGTGATTTCGCAGAGCACGGACTTGACTTTGACGATTATTCAAAGCAATGCGTTATGGCATCTATGAGTGCTATTTACAACCTTGTTACATCAAATAAGGCAGCTATGGAAAATCTGAATGGTTCTAATTTGCGGCAGGTTATCGGGCAGGTTTCCAGCCTTAAACTTAATGCAAATGCAGTACCGAGAGAGTGTTATTTCCAGTTAAGAAATAAGCAGGATGCCAATGGAAATTGGTATAAAGAGGTTGAGATGGGAATCGAGGGAGACGGAAACGATGCACTTCTTCGCAACTTCGGCGTTGGCGTTAAAAAAGTCTATCCGGTATGGCTTGTGAAAGAAGGAGATGAATTTTCATACCCGAAGCATAAGGGTATTGAAATCACTCCTCCAGAGTGGGAAGAAAAAGGATTGTCACAGAAAGTAATCCGTGTCGTTTACCCGGTCGAGATGGACGGTGGAAAGATTGAATACATGATTGCGGAACGTGAAGGTGTAAAAGGAAACCTTTTGGCTCATGTGCGCAACAATCTTTTGAATGAAACGTTTGGAATTTGCGAGAATAAGCGCAAGGCAACCGACAAGCAAAAGGCTGAAATTAAGGCTAAAAAGGACGAGATTATCAGTGCACTTCTCGGATGCAAGACATTGGAAGAAATGCTTGCTTGTGAAGTGGCAAGACCTTATATGAGCGCGGCGTGGAGAGAAACTTCCGAAGCTATGATTGTCCGTAAGATGCGTAATAATGCAATCAAGAAACACCCGAAAGACCTTAACGCTATGGCTACACAGTCACTTATACAGATGGATGAAACATATCAGCAGACGCAGGAAGAAATTGCCGAGAATGCCAATTCCGAGCCATTTGTTGTAGCAGAATCCGAAGCGAGCGACAGTGCAGCAGTTGAGCCGGAGAAAGTCGTTGAGAATGACGAGAACGTACCGGACTTTATGAAAGATTAGGGAGGTTTTCTATGAGAGTTATATCGCAGGACGGAACGATTGATATGCCATATGAAGAGGTGATTATTCAGAGATTTAAGTCAAGAATTTATTTCCTGAACAAAAACTTAACAGGAGTGGAGCCACTTACTGATGACATGCAAATTGCTGAATATTCCACCGAAGAAAAAGCAAAGAAAGCCATGGAAATGCTTAGAATTGCGTATGAAAATAATGAATTTTATCACCATACTGCCAATTCAAAATTCTTTACGGAAGTTTGCCAAGTGTTAAGCAGTGAAATGTTTAAGAAAAGTACAACAGAATATTTTCAATTTCCGACAGATGAAGAATTGGGGTAGAGTATGAAACTTAGAGTTTTGAATTCAAGCAGTTACGGAAACTCATACGCCTTAATTGCCGACAATGGCGAAATTCTTGCCATTGAAGCTGGATGCAAATTTCTTGATTTTAAGAAAATGATTGATTGGCGTATTTCTGATGTGGCTGGATGCATTGTGAGCCACGAACACGGAGACCATGCACGATACATAAAAGATTTCATGAAATCCGGCATTCCGGTTTATACGGCATTTGAAACACAGACCGCACTTGAAACCATAACCGGAGAACGTACAATAGCCATTCCACCACGCAAACCACGGCAAATTGGAAGTTTTACGGTAACACCATTCAATGTGCCACATGATACAGAAATTGAGTGCTACGGCTATTTAATCAAGCATGAGGAGATGGGACAGTTATTGTTCTTGACCGACTTGGAATATTGCAAGTACAATTTTTCAAGGCTGAACATTGAGCATATCATGGTCGAAGCCAATTACAGCATGGACTTGGTAGACCGGAATGAGCCAAATTATGAACACCGTTTGCGAGGTCATATGAGCCTTGACACGGCACTTAAATTTATTCAGACGAACGACAACCCAGCTTTACGAAATGTCGTTTTAATACACTTATCGGACACAAGCGGAGATCCCGCGTTATTCCTAAAACGAACGAAAGAAACAATTGAATATGGAGCAAATGTTTGTGTTGCAGAAAAAGGACTAGAGGTTGATATGAACCTTTGTCCGTTCTGAAAGGAGAAAGCATGAAATTATACATTTATAGATTTTGGAGAAATAAATTTGTTTTTGAAGAAGTAGACGTAGAGGAAAAGCCAAAGATGTATATCATCACAAAAAATGCAAATTTGGATATAAAGGACAGGGAATCCGCAAGGGCGAAATTGGTGTGTTAAGCGGTTACAACAGGAATAAGGTCATTCTGACGGAGAAAGACAATAAAAAGGCTGTTGAAATGCTTATTAACAGGCAGAACATTATTGTTGAGAGTTGCCGAGTACGTCTTGAAAAAGAAGAGAAAGCCCTTGAGACTATCAAAGCGGAACTTGAAAAGAATAATTAGGTTGAAACACCTTGGCGAAAGCCTAAAAGAAACTGTCTTGTTTGGCGAATAGTTATCACAAACTTTATTGAAAGCCATGTTTTGGCGGTGCGCTTACCGTGCCGCCCTTACAAAAGATTGGAGGTAAAAATTGAAATTATGTGAATACTGTATGGCTGAATTTGAGCCGAAGCGACCAGATCAAAAATACTGTAGACCAAAATGCGCCAAAAGATTTGCGCAGTTTAGAAATTTTAAAAAGGCTGGAAGAATTGTGTATACAAGAATATGCCCGAAATGTGGCAGGCTGTTTATGACGATAGATGAACGCAAAGTTGATTGCCAAGACTGCATCGGCAATGAAGTTAAAGAACGATTGAGAAAGCCAAAGAAAAAGGACGATGCAATCAAAACTGTGAATCACATGGCACGCGCTTCCGGTATGAGCTACGGAAAGTTTGTGGCTCAAATGAGCATGAAGCCATTGGAGAGGAAGTGATTGGATGCCGAATGTAAATTATAAGCAGCTATATGCAATAAAAAAGAACAACGAGAAGCGGATATTAAGCGTTTGTCCTGGAATGAAAAATCAGAGCGGAATTTATTTCTACACGAGGACTGATGAAAACGGTATATCTTACTTTTATATTGGACAGAGCGTTGACTGCTTAGAGAGAAATATTTCACATTTATCCGGTTTTCAGCACATAGATCTTTCGATTAAAAAAAGAGGATTTTATAGTGAAGAAAATCCGTATGGGTGGAAATTGAATTTTATCCATTATCCGAGAGAGAAACTTGATGAAATGGAACAATATTGGATTTTGGAATATACAAAGAAAGGTTATCAATGCCGTTACAACAAAACGGCTGGCGGTCAAGGTGCAGGAAAAGAAAAGATAAACGAATTTAAACCTGCAAAAGGATATTATGACGGAATTAAACAAGGCAAAAAGAGTCTTGCCAAGGAATTATCGCATATTGCTGAAAAGCACCTTGAAATCCGCTTGAAGCCGGAGAAACAGGGTAACAAAGTTTCTAAAAAGCAGTATGAGAAATTTATGGCTTTGATTTCTGAAAATACATATGAGGAGAGTGATTAAATGTCAGAAGTCAAGTGGATTAAAATCACAACAGATGTCTTTGATGATGAAAAGATTATGCTGATTGAGAGTATGCCGAGTGCAGATAGCATCATTACGATTTGGTTCAAACTTCTTATTCTTGCCGGAAAACAGAATAACAACGGTGTGTTTATGATGAGCAACAAGTTGCCGTTCACGGATGAAATGCTTGCCACCATTTTCCGCAGGGATTTGAATACGGTAAGGCTTGCGCTTAAGACCTTTGAAGAATTTGGAATGATTGAAGTTGTTGACAATGTGATAACGATTCCGAATTGGAATAAGCATCAAACACTTGACGCTTATGAGAAGAAAAAGGAGCGCGACAGGCTGTATCAGCAGAACCGAAGAAAGAAGCAGAAGAACCTAATTGAGCAAAAATCGACCGATAAATCGTCTTATGTCGCTGTTTCAGATAAAGAAGAAGAAAAAGAAGAAGATAAAGAGAAAGAAAATATAAAAGAAAATTCGCTGTCGACCGATTCCGGAGAATTGTTTGATTTTGACGATGCTTGGAAAAAGACTTTTAGTATATACCCCAAGAAAACAGCGTACAGTACCTCTAAAACGGCTTGGATGGGTAAAGTGCTAGAAGTTATCGAAGAGAATCAACCGGACATTGCACGGCTGTTATACAAAGCCACAGAGGCATATTTGAGTGACTATCAAGAAAAGAATCCAGACGATACGGATTTTCGGTACATCCCAAAATATGTTGATTGGCTGAAAAATGATTGCGACTATTGGTTGCAGATTGCGGAGAAACGAGGTGATTGCAGTTGACAGAAGCAGAATTCGGAGTAATAGGGTGCGTATTGATTGACAATGACGTGCTAAATAGCATCTGGAGAACGCTGAAACCGGAAATGTTTAGTTCGGATTTTGCACAGGACACATACAAGGAAATGCTTGCAATGTATGACCGGAATGAAAGTATCGACCCAATGTCGTTATCAATGGCGCTTGAAAATCACAAATACACACAGGAGCAGATCAGCGAATTGATGAAATCCTGTATTTCGGGAACAATCACTTCAACGATGGTTAAAAGTTATGCCGATGCGGTTGCGAAAGAATACAAGGCGAGAATGGTTCGGGAAATGTACCAGAAATCCAGTTTAAAACCATGCGACATTGATGATACAATCAGCGATCTTCTTACAAGACTTGAACATTTGCAAGAGGGAAAAGAAGTAAAGCTAAAACCAATGAAGCAGATTGCAGTTGAGAATAAAGACAAATATTTCAACGAAAGTGTTGGAGAGGGCGGTATAAAAATTGGGTTATCGCAACTTGATGATGCACTTGGAGATCTTGAACGCGGTGACGTAACAGTAATTGCCGCAAGACCGGCAGTTGGAAAATCAGCACTCACAACGCAGATTATTGGGAATATGGCAAAAAAAGGACTTAAAGTCGCATATTTCAACTTGGAGATGATCGATAAACAGGTGTATGAGCGATTTATTTCAAGACTTGCGGAAATCGGCTTAACGAGAATCAGAAGGGCAAAAGCGTTTCTTGGAGATGAACAGGAAAAATTTAACCGAGCAAATGAAGAAATGAGTAATTATCAATTATGGGTTGCGTCCGGAACCGTATCTCCGAGAGAAATAAAGTCAGAATGCAGACACCAAAGCTTTGATGTTATCGTTGTTGACTATCTGCAATTGCTTATGCCGGATAACAGATATTCTGGAAGAAATGAAGAAGTAGCATCAATTTCAAGAGGTTTAAAATCTGTTGCAAGAGACTTAAACACACATGTAATAGCACTTTCACAGATAACAAGAGCTTCCGAAAGCAGAGACACAAAAGAGCCTACCATGGCAGAGTTGAGGGAATCCGGAGCAATCGAACAGGATGCGTCAAACATAATTATGCTGTGGAATCTGTCAGACAATGACAAGGGAGCCAAGGGCGCAAAAATCGAAAAGAACAGACAAGGAATGACAATGCGTGAAGCAATGGAATTTGACGGAGATCACATGAAGTTTGTTGAAATCGACAAGCCATTTGACGATGTTGTGGCAGAAATCAAGAAGAAAGAACGTGGGGACGGATTCAAGCCGTACAATGGTGATTGTCCGTTTTAGAGGTAGTGGCTATGGCAAGTGCAAAGATCGAAAAGGGTTCGGAAGAATGGCAAGTATTTATGGATTATTGGAAATTCATTCAGAAATACTATTCACCGGACAACAAAGATTCTTGGTGGGATGAAGTTGTAAAAGCCGGAGAATCATTGATAAACAAATACAAAGGCATGGAAATCGAAGAACGTGCAAGACAGCTTGTATTGAGTCATTTTGCATGGTTGGAAATCACATACGGAAAGGAGAAATCAAAGAAATGAGTAATGCGTTGAGACGGAAGAAAAAGCCGACATTTTACACAAAACAGGAAATGCGGATTATCGGGCGAAATGATTTCGAAAAGAGAAATGCTGATAAGGTTATAGCAAAATCATACAAAGATTTTGTCGTGATTGGGTACATAATTCTGCATGACAAATTCGGGTTCGGACAGGCAAGAATCATCCGGTTGCAGGATTTTTTGAAATCTTACTTAGATGAAGCAGCATCCGGTGGAAATACCGGGAAGGACTTGTCTGTTTATCTGAAAAGTAAATACGGAATCGACATCAAAGAAGAAGTCGGGAAAATTCCACAGAGACAGTTAATGAACCTGTATGCGAAGAAAGGTTTCTGTATCGAGCGTGAAGCATACAGGCTTTCCAGCGCATCTTTGTTTAACTATTTTGCACTGACACTTACGATTCTGAAAAAGGAATTTAAGATAACAGCGAAACAGTTGCAATATTTTTCGGACAAATTCATCGACTACATTGATACACTGGCTAATTACAAGCAGTTTCAGTTGACGGTGCCGATGATAGCACAGAGTTTGGCGGATGAGATTAAGTTTATATGTGATTTGGAGGTTTAATATGACGAATAAAGAAAAATATGGAAATGAGATTATAGAACTTACGGTAAACGGAGGAGTGTTTGGATTAAAAAATGGAAAGCCTGCAATTTGCGAAGAAATTAAATGTGAAGAGTGCGATTTTTATGAATCAGATTCGTGCAAAGGTAGTACGTATAATTTCCGCGAATGGCTTAATTCAGAGTATGTTGAGCCATCTGTTGATTGGAGTAAAGTTGCAGTCGATACGCCGATTTTGGTAAGAGATAGCGAAGAAGATGCGTGGATAAAAAGACATTTTGCAAAATACGAGAACGGAATAGTGTACGCATGGAGTGGAGGAACAACACATTGGAGCGTGCGCAGAAGTAGCAATATAAGCGATTGGAAAATGGCCAAGCTGGCAGAAAGCGAGGAATAGACATGGAGAGATTAACGGAACGGACAGCGGATGGAATCTTAGTAAAAGAGAATTACGAGAAAGAATCCTTAAAAACCTTGTATTCGTGCTATGGCGAAAAGCCTAATTCATATTATTCCAATTGTGAAGAAGGTTATTGCGCAATGGAGAAGTTAGCGGATTACGAGGACTTAGAGGAACAGGGCAGAATGATTATTTTTCCATGTAACAAAGGAGATAAACTCTATGAATTTTATCGCGAATGTGTAGAATGCAGATTAGAAGCCGGAGAGAAACCGGAAGATATTATCAGCACGAGGAGAGTTCGTTATTTTGGGTATGATGGAGATGAAGCATACATTTACGCGTCACAAGCATTACCGGTTCGACTTTTTAATAACGATGAGCCATTTTGTATTCCGGTAAGTGAGATAGGTAAAACAGTATTTCTCACAAAATCCGAAGCCGAAGCAAAACTGAAAGAATTGAGAGGTGAAGAAGATGAAAGTAGTAACAGTTAGCGATTTGATAAAAATTCTTGATACAAAAGAAAATAGATATGGTGCTACAGGAAAACCGAGAATGTTGAACTTATCTTTAAATGGCAATTTTGCTGGAAGTATTGAATCTGTAAAACTAGATGGTTATGGAGATGGACTTGTCACAGATGTAACAATGGAGATTACCTCATCTAAATTCACAACAACCAATGCCGACAGGATAAGGGATATGTCGGATGAAGAAATGGCGGAACGTATTGCAAGCGGTTCGAACTTTAATTGTGCTGATTATTGCGATAGATTTACACAGGGCTGTGCTTTTAACTGCGGTAAGAAAGGCAAAGAAATAGCATTAAAATGGCTTCAATCAGAAGTGGAATAGGAGAGAATATGGAAGATAGATACTTATTCAAAGCAAAGTTTGATGATTCCGACAGATGGGCTAAAGGGCAACTTGTTGAAGTAAATGACACTTATTTGATTATTCCGAATCATGCAAGCAAAATATTAGCCGGTTGGTTTTCAACATCAAATATTATAAAAGTAAAGAAAGATACAATCTGCCGGTGCACAGGACGCGAGGACATTAACGGCAAGCTGATTTGGGAAAATGATATTGTAAAAATAAATAATAGCAAGGTGAATACGCTTATAACATTTAGGGATTTTGAAATTATATGTACAATTCCTAACGAAAAATATTATAAGCACAGACTTGAATATGATACTGAATATGAAATTGTCGGAAACGTATTTGACAATCCGGAATTGTTGGAAAGTGAGGGGTAATATGACAGAGAGTGAAGCAATTAAGATATTGAAGAAAGACAGTTGTTATGAATGCGCACAAGGCACAGACAGCCCGCTTAATTGTGAATATGGGGGATGCAAGGTTGCGAAAGCTACTAGAGTAGCAATACAGGCACTTGAAGAAGTACAACAGTACCGCGCAATCGGCACACCGAAAGAATGTAGGGCGGCGGCGGTTAAGCAGACGGCGAAGAAGCCTATATTTAACCATAACCTTAGTGATACTCTTTCTATATTCCATTGTGAATGCGGAAACAAAATTAAAGTCAGTCACGATATAGGGATAATGAATAACAACAATGCGCCAAATTACTGTAGCAAGTGCGGTTGCAGGTTTGATTGGAGTGATGAAGAATGATGTTTCAATCGTACATAAATTTCTTTCTGCTAATACTTATAGCCATTAGGTTAGATATTCTAACAAAATTTGGAGTTAACCTTTTTTGCGTTCTGTCAGTTGTAGGGATGATTGGACATGAGATTTTTGATTATTTGAAAAGAGGAGATAAAAAACGATGGGACTGAGTGATGCAGACGCACTAAAAGAATATTGCATGAATGCGAGTAAATCTGATGATGATTTTAGGAGAGTGAGTTTGGCAACATTGGCAAGCGTGATAGATGCACAGCCGACCGCCTACGATGTGGACAAGGTTGTGGAACAGTTGGAAGAATGGACTTTTAACGCAGATGTGAACATTGGTGACGGAACGATGATGAACCATAACTTGATAGTAAGCAAAAATGCAATCGAGATTGTGAAAGGCGGTGGAGTAGATGGTTAATTTTGACAGATTTGACTTTCTTGTTGATACACAAGATGTATATATTCTCCCGACAATTAGGATAAGCACACAGCATGAAATGATTGATAAAAATTTCAACATTCAGATTCATTTTGCAGTATTTCATTTTAGATGGAGGTGGGTAGATGGCAATTAAACCGATTTTATTTAACACCGAGATGGTTCGGGCAATTCTGGACGGAAGAAAAGGCTGTACTAGGAGAGTTGTAAAGCCACAGCCTACGGCACGTTATGGAGCACAGTGTATAAAACCGCCGTACCAACCGGGCGATATCATTTATGTCCGCGAAACTTGGAAAAAGGCGCCGAACGGATACTATTACTACGAAGATTGGCAAAGGAATGACATTGCCGATGTTACAAAGTGGAAACCATCCATCCACATGCCGAAAGAAGCCGCGCGTATCTGGCTTAAAGTCACAGATGTGAGGGTAGAGCGGTTGCAGGATATTGACGGAAAAGGGTGTGTGAAAGAAGGAATTGAAGAAGAACCTTTAAAATACGTCGGAGACGAGTTCGTAAAAGGTATGTTTCATGACCTTTGGGATTCAACCATCAAGAAATCTGATCTTGATCGTTACAGTTGGGATGCAAACCCGTGGGTATGGGTGATCGAATTTGAGCGGTGTGAGAAACCGGAAGGAGTGTGAAAACATGGGGAAAAGCAGAGCTAGTAAAATGAACGGCTATCGTAGCATGGTAAGCCGGCAGAAAAATGATGTTTTTAAGTTTAAGCCTAAGAAGAAAAAGAAAGGGTGATTCAGATTGAAGATTTTAAGCAAGAAGAAATACAATAAACTCATTGAAGATTTTGAGGAATCGCAGAAAAAGGTCGAGGAACTCAAAAGGATAAAAGAGAGTATCGGGAAAAAGCTGGAAGATAAAAAGACAAGTTGCAAATTGAACAATGGCAAGGATTTCTGCTTTAAATGCGAAAACTCTTACAGATATAAGACATATTGGGGAGGGATGGAAACCGAAAAATGCGGTTGTTTGCTTGATGTGCCTTGTGAGGATTTTAAGAGAAAAGAAAGCGAGTGATTCAGAATGAGTGACAATGTAGAGATAGTAATAGCACAGGCTTTAATGATGAGAATTAAAGATTATGCAGAAAGAGCCTTGGATAAAAAAGATGTAACACTTGATATGGCTATGGTTGAAATACGCGATACAGTTGACGCTTATGACGAGTATTTTCAGACAGGCAGAAAGCCCCAGTAATTAACTAAAAATCAAAGAAAGGAATAGGTTGTGCGCACATAAAACCGAGGTTTCCTTTTGGTAGATTTAGAATGAAAGTACATTGTTTATTTGAACAGTCAGGAACATTCAAAAATGCTTTCAAGAAGTATGGAATTGAAGCCTACGACTATGATATTCAGAACGAATTTGGCGAAACCGACTATGCCACTGACATTTTTAAAGAGATAGAAGGGGGGTATCAAGGTGAGCCGAGTTTGTTTGATAAGATAAGTACTGATGATTTGATATTTGCATTTTTCCCTTGCACTTATTTTGAATGTCAAAGCCAATTATGGTTTTCTGGTAATAATTATTCACAAAGAAATTGGAGTTTGGAAAAGAAATGCGAAAATGCAATAAAAAGGCACGATGCATTGAATGAATTTTACGGATTACTTAATAAATTAGTCATAAATTGTATAAGGCGAAAAATAAGATTAGTTATAGAAAATCCGTATAATCAACCGCATTATCTTACATCGTATTGGTGCTTAAAACCTGACCTGGTAGACAAAGATAGAACACAAAATGGAGATTACTATAAAAAGCCGACACAATATTGGTTTGTGAATTTTAAGCCCAAAAACAATCTTGTATTCGAAACTATTGATTATGTAAAAACGAAAATAATAGCAAAAAGTAGGGTAAATGACGATGGACTATCAGTTAAAACGCAAAGGTCAATGATACATCCACAGTACGCAGATAGATTTATCAGACAATATATTCTTGATGAAGAAATATGGAGAAAACAATAGTTTTATCAATTATTATCAGATTTATAAAATTAAAAAATCTAAATATCAACCAATAAAATAAGGAGAAATGGCTTATGAAATTTACAAAATTCATTAAGCCAGAACTTGAACAGATCAAAGAAAATGCCAATTTCACGGAAGAAGAGGAGAGGATTTTCTCTCTTCTCTGCAGTGGTTTTTCACAAAAGCAAATATCCACAAAAGAAAATCTATCACTAAGAACGATAGAGTACAGAGTGAGAGATATAAAGGATAAAATAGAAAGAACGGGGGTATTTGATTGGATGAAAAAGAACTGTTGAAATATGCCGTTGATAGTGGTATTCTCGACATAGCACTTGTGCAGAAACAAGTCACTATGCAAAAGAGAGAAAAATTACTCAACAAAAACCCTTATAAAATCTATCAAGGAAAGGATGAGAACTGGTACTCATATCTGCCGGATGAAGTAAAAGGCAGACGTAAAATCAAGGCAAAGCGCAGAGAAGCGGTCGAGCAGAAGATTATTGATTATTGGAAAGAAAGGGAAGACGACCCTACAGTAGCGGAAATCTTCCACCGTTGGATTTCACAAAAGCTGGAACTTGAAGAAATCAGCAGAGCAACCTATGACAGATACTTAATGGACTTTCAGAGGTACTTTGATGGCATCAAGGATAAGAAAATCAAAAGTGTAGACGAATGCGACCTTGAAACTTTTATACGAAACAGCATCCATGATTTCGACATGACTTCCAAGGCGTTCTCGAACTTTCGGACGCTGATTTATGGAATCTTTAAGTATGCCAAGCGGAAGAAGTATGTTAAGTTTTCCATTACATACACGCTGAAAGATATGGATATATCGCCAAAATCGTTTAAGCATGTTGTCAGGCAGGCAAAAGACCAAGTATATATGCCGGATGAAAAAGAACGCATGGAGATGTACTTAAAGAATCACTTAGATATCGTGAACCTTGGACTGCTATTCATGTTTAAGACAGGTGTCCGTGTCGGGGAATTGTCGGCATTAAAGCGGAAAGATGTTGAAAACTACACGGTTGCTATCAATTCTACAGAGACTCGTTACCGTGATGATGATGGCTTTTGCTATGATGTTAAAGATTTTCCGAAATCAGAAGCCGGATTGCGATTTGCCATATTGCCGGATAAGTACAAATGGATTCTTGATGAAGTACGAAAGAGAAATCCCTTCGGGGAATATCTATTTGAGAGAGACGGAGAACGGTTGAAATCCTACAACTTTCGTGAACGTTTGCGGTACATCTGTGAACACGAACTGCGAATGAAAGTGAAATCTCCGCACAAAATCCGAAAGACGTATGGAAGTATCTTGCTTGACGGAAAAGTGAAAGAGTCCACAATCCTTGATACTATGGGGCATACAGACATTAGTTGCACAAAAGATCATTATTATTTTGATCGTACCGGAATTGAGGAAAAGAGACAGGAACTTGACTTAATCGAAGCATTATGAGTCCCTAGTACTCAAAGGTACTCAAAGAAAAATTGAAAGAATGGCTATTTTAAGCCATTTCAAGGCAATTACTTTAGGGTTCGATTCCCGTACGGACTGCTGAGTTATCAATCCAGTGTTTATACAGATTCTTGC